AATTTTATTCAGAATGCAATTAAGAAGCCCGGCGCTTTGCGTGCAGCTCTTGGTGCAAAGGAAGGTAAACCCATTCCTGCTAAAAAATTAGCCGCAGCTGCCAAAGCTCCCGGTAAGATGGGCCAACGTGCTCGTCTTGCTCAAACCCTGAAGAAAATGAAATAAGGATTTAACATGTCACAACTCACATTGACCCCCGAAGAAACCGTTTTGGTTCTTAACTCTGTACGCACTAGACACGCTCAAACTTTGAGTGCTTATGGCGTTGATGATCTGGAGTTAGCGGCTTTGTTGGATAAGATTCAAACTCAATTAACCCTTGCTTCTGTTGTGGAGCCTGAAGTGGTTGAAGAGCCTGTGGTTAAATCCAAGAAGTCCAAAGCTGCGGAGTAATCTATGGCTGTCTCCGGAACCACTGCGTTTAATTTAGACCTCACGGAGATCGTTGAGGAAGCGTTTGAACGTGCTGGTTCCGAAATGCGTTCTGGTTACGACCTGCGTACTGCGCGTAGGTCTCTTAATCTATTGTTTGCAGATTGGGCTAACCGTGGTTTGAACATGTGGACGTTTGAGCAGGGGACAATTACGCTTGTTCAAGGCACTGCTACATACAACCTACCTGCAGATACAGTAGATTTGATAGAGCATGTCATCCGCACGGGCGCGGGAAGCGCATCAACACAGGCGGACTTAACCATTACGCGTATTAGTGTTTCTACTTACGCAACGATTCCAAACAAACTACAGCAGGCCAGACCTATTCAAGTTTGGATTCAGCGCCTTCAGGACATTCCTACTATTACCGTTTGGCCTGTTCCTGATAATTCACAAACTTACACTTTTGTATACTGGCGTTTACGTCGCATTGATGATGCCGGGACTGGTATCAATACTATGGATGTCCCTTTTCGGTTCTTACCCTGCATGGTAGCGGGTTTGGCCTACTACTTGGCTTTGAAGGTTCCCAATGGCGCAGAGCGCTTACCCGTACTAAAACAGCAGTACGATGAGGCTTGGGATTTAGCGTCTAGCGAAGACCGTGAAAAGGCGGCTGTTCGCTTTGTACCCCGCCAACAGTTTATTGGTGGGAGTATGTAATGGGTAACAGGTTCGCAAATGGCATACGGGCGATTGCCGAGTGTGATCGTTGCGGCCAACAGTTTAAGTTAAAAAGACTTAAGACAGAGGTTATCAAACAGCGTAAATATGAGTTGCTTGTTTGCCCTGAGTGCTGGGACCCAGACCATCCACAATTAATGTTGGGGACATTTCCAGTTGAAGACCCTCAAGCCCTACGCAACCCACGCAGAGATACAACTTATGTAACTGCTGGTAATAACGTGGCGGGCAACCCGACGGGCGGTAGTCGTGATATTCAATGGGGCTGGTCGCCGGTAGGCGGGGCAAGTCAATTTGATGCAGTTCTAACACCAAACTACTTGGTTTCTAGAGCAATTGTTGGTACAGTAACCATATCTTAAGGAGTTTAAACATGGCATATACAAAATCAGCAGACGGCGTTGTCTCAAGAGGCAAAACAAACGCTACGGTCATGGCTAACAGTGGCCCCACAGCACCCAATCCTCGTGGCGGTAAAGGCAAAGGCGGCCCCACAGGTATGCAGATGCGTGCAGTAGGTCGCAACATGGCTCGTGTAAACAACCAACGCAAAGGTTAATCATGGCTACATATAGCAAAAAGATGATGGGTAAAGAGGTTGGCAATGCCAGCGTTTATGCTGAGCCTCATACTATGACCGGTAAAAAAATGGCTAAAGCTCCCGATGAGTTTGGTACTAATCCCGGTTTTCCTCCAAACAAGAGCAAAGTTGAAACAGCGGATATGTCTGTAGGACAGTTTAGCAAGTCTGCTGGCAATGAAAAAATTAAAACTGACGGTATCAAAATGCGTGGTTCTGGCGCAGCTACCAAAGGTTTTATGTCTCGCGGCCCTATGGCTTAAGGTTTAAACAATGGCTTTGACTTACGCTCAATTGGTCACTGCGGTAACGGATTACACGCAGAACACCTTTGACACGACTGACATGAATACCATGATTCAGCAGGCGGAGCAGCGCATCTATAATACGGTGCAACTTGCCAACTTACGTAAGTCATCGTCAACGCCGTTGACTATAAATGTGCAGACAATGAATGCGCCAACAGACCTTTTGTCTGTGTATTCGTTTGCTGTGATTGATGGTAGTGGTAATTACATTTACCTGCTTAATAAAGACCCAAACTTTATGCAGGAAGCGTACCCCAATCCTTCAACGACTGGCACTCCAAAGTACTACGCGCTCAACGGCCCCGGTGCTTCGTCTTCTCAGTTGCAGTTTATCTTTGGCCCTACACCCAGCGCAGCATTGACAACAAATCTGCAATACTTCTACCAGCCTGAGTCTATTGTCACCGCAACAACAACATGGCTTGGCGATCACTTTGAATCGGCTCTGTTGTATGGCACACTGTGTGAGGCGGGCGCATACATGAAGAGCGGGCAGGATGACGGCATGTATGCAATGTATCAGGATCGATATGTACAAGCGATTGCATTGCTTAAAAACTTGGGTGATGGAAAACAAGAAACTGATGCTTATCGTAGTGGACAAGTTAGGGCACAAGTCTCATGAGCATCGTTCAGACTCAAACCACAAGTTTCAAAGCGGAGTTGTACCAAGGTATACATGCGCTTACCACAGACGTTATCAAGATTGCCTTGTACACGGCGAGCGCCAACCTGAATGCGGATACAACCGTGTATTCAAGTTCCAACGAAGCATCGGGCGGGAATTACGTGGCTGGTGGAGCGACCCTGACACCAATAACTGTTTCGTCCTCTACATCTGATAACACTGCTTATGTAGGCTTCCCAAACTACTCGTGGACTGGCACAATTACGGCGCGGTGCGCACTGATTTATAACTCAAGCAAGGCCAATCGTGCTATTGCTGTGTTGGATTTTGGAAGCGACAAAACGTCGTCTAACTTCACGATCACAATGCCTGCCAATACGTCAACAACAGCGTTGATCCGCAGTTCATACTAGGGGTAATAAATGACCACCGCATATTCAACACTTATTGGTTTAGCTTTACCAGTTCAAGGTGAACTTGACGGTACGTGGGGTGATGTTGTAAACAACGCAACAACCAGCTATTTAGATGCTGCAATTGCTGGCACGCAGACCCTATCTACCAATGCAGATGCCACGCTTGTTCAAACTTATGGTACGGCGTTAGCCACTAACATTGGCGCAACTACAGCGCAGTATGCCGTTATCAGGTGGACTGCAAGTAACGGCGGAACCACACGTAACATTAACGTACCCAACAGCAGCAAAACTTATGTTGTCATTAACGATGGCACAGGCTCAATTGTTCTACGTGGTGTAACAGGCCCAACAACTGGCATCACAATTGCTTCGGGTGAGAAGTGCGTTGCCGCTTGGAATGGTTCTGACTTTGTAAAAGTATCGTCTAGCGTTAATAGCGGCGTAACTTCTTTTCAAACGTCACTAAGTGGGTTAACCCCAAGCACCTCTACAACAGGCGCAGTAACATTGGCTGGTACTTTGGGTGTTGCCAACGGAGGCACTGGCCTTACTACAACAACTCCGTACAGCGTGGTCTTTTCGGGTACAACTGCTACGGGTAACTTCCAAGCAACCGCTGGCCCCGGTACAGCTGGATACCTTCTTACAAGTAATGGCGCTGGAGCGTTACCAACATTCCAAGCTAACTCAGGCGTTACAACAGGTAAATCTATCGCTATGGCGATGATCTTTGGCTTCTAAGGAAAGAAAATGGCAAATCCAAATATCGTAGCCGTCACGACAATTTACGGCACAACAACGTATTACACACCCACGGGTACAACTGCTGTTGTGCTTTTGGCTAATACTGCTTCGTCTGGTAAGGTATACAAAATTAATCAAATTGTTATTGCAAACGGTACGGCTTCAGCTGCTAATACGACAGTTTCAATTTACACCAACGGTGCTGTAGCTCAGGGTTCAGCCCCATCTAGCGGTACAGCGTACCCAGTAATCAATACTGTTTCCGTACCGGCCTATGCTTCTTTGATTGCTGTGGACAAAACAACCGCCATCTACTTGATGGAGGGCACTTCCATTTCAATTACATCAGGCACAGCCAGTGCTTTGAGTTACTCTATCAGCTACGAAGACATTTCCTAATTAGGAGTGGCATATGGGACTACGCGGTTCAGCTGGTATTGTTCGCCCGGGGTACAACCCCTTGAAAGTTGCTAACGCCCCTACTATTGGCACTGCAACGGCTGGTAGCTCTTTGTGCGTATCAGTAACATTTACTGCACCCACTTGCGTAGGTGGTGGAGCAATTTCTTCGTACACGGTTTTTGCTAATTGCGGCGCTAAAACAACTTCTGGCGCGTCTTCTCCTTTGGTTGTTACTGGATTAACAATTTCCACTTCTTACACTTTTAAAGTTATTGCCACAAATGCTTTTGGCCCTAGTTACCCCAGCGCATCTAGTAACAGCGCTACAGCAAAAGTTGTAGGGCAGCAAGCCTATACCACGCCGGGCACATATTCTTGGGTTGCTCCAGCCAACGTAACTTCTGTTTCTGCTGTGGCAGTTGGTGCTGGTGGCGGGTTTCTTGGTGGGCGCGTTGGCGGAGGCGGCGGCGGGGCGCTGGCCTACGCAAATAACATAACAGTTACTCCCGGTAATTCTTACGCTGTTGTTGTTGGAAATAAAGTTTTAGCTTCTGGAAGCGGAGGCGCTAGTTCTTTTAACACAAGCACAGTAATTGCAAATGGTGGCGGAAATGCAACATCTGCTTGTTCTTGCAGCGGCGGCGGGGCTGGGGGTACTGTGGGCGCTGGCACGGGAGGTGCGGGTGGCGCTGGTGCAAAAGGCGTTAATTCTTGCAACATTGGTGCAGGCGGAGGTGCAGGCGGTTATTCTGGCGCAGGTGGAGCTGGGGGAATTACTTCTAACAGCGGATGTGCTGGCGCTGGTGGTGGCGGTGGTGGCGGTGGTGGCGCAGGTGGCGGAATAGGATACGGGGGTGGCGGCGTTGGAATTCTTGGCCAAGGCTCAAATGGCGCTGGAGGTATTTATTACGGCCCCGGTAGCAAAACAGGAGGTTCTGGAGGTTCTGGAGGAACCGCTGGTGGCTACTCGACTGGTGGCACATATGGTGGAGGATCAAGTCAGCAAGGCCAAGGCACTGGCGCAGTTCGTATTATCTGGCCCGGTAACACTCGTAGCTTTCCATCAACTTGTACGGGAGATTTGTAATGCCTAATTTCTCAGGACTTTGGACAGTACGTCAGCAGATGCAAGCTAAAGGGGCTAGTACATGGCCTGCAACGCCCGGCGCACCTACAATTGGTACAGCCACAGCTGGCACTTCTTTGTGCGCATCTGTAACTTTTACTGCTCCCGTTTGTACAGGTTTTCCTACAACACTTTCATATAGGGCTACATCTACCCCCGGTTGTTTTACCAACACTGGCGCGTCCTCACCAATAGTGGTGTCAGGTTTAACTGTTGGAACAAGTTATACATTTAAAGTAAAAGCCATTAATAGCACAGGTACTGGCCCTTGTAGCGCAGCATCCAATAGCATTACTGCGGTAAATAAAAATAGTCAGTCATACACATCACCCGGTTGCTATACATGGGTTGCTCCTTCGGGCGTTACTTCAGTTTCCATTGTTGCTGTTGGCGGAGGTGGTACTGGATACAATTTCTATGGCGCAGGTGGAGGCGGTGGCGGTCTTGGGTATCGAAATAATTACAGCGTCACTCCCGGAAATTCTTATGCTGTAAGAGTAGGTGCTTCTGGCTCTGCTTCGGGCAGTAGTCCCGGAACTGCTTCTTATTTTATTAACACTTCTACTGTTGCTGGATATGGCGGCGGTGGCGGTGGCGGTATTGGAGGTACTGGAGGAAGTGGCGGCTCTTATGTGGGCAACGGCGGTGGTAATGGTGGTAGTGGAGGGTCTGCCTATGCCAACTCAGGATGCAATCCATTTGGCGCTGGTGCAGGCGGCGGTGCTGGAGGTTATGCAGGCAGTGGCGGGGCCGGGGCAACTGCTTCTAGTTCGGCAAGTGTTTCCGGTTCTTGTGGTAGCGGCGGTGGCGGTGGCGGCGGTGCATCAGGATACTGTTCAGGTGGCGTTGGTTATAGCACTGCTGGCGGAGGCGGCGGCGTTGGTTTATTGGGCCAAGGTTCTAGTGGCGCAAGCGGAGTTGCGGCCCCCAGTCCAACACATCTTTATCCAAGTACTATATCGGGTAAAGGAGGTTCTGGAGGTTGCAATGCTCAAGCCTATACTTACAATCTTGCGGGTTATGGTGGCGCTTACGGCGGCGGTGCTGGCAATACTGGAGGAAGTGGTACTGGCGGAAGTGGAGCAGTTCGTATTGTTTGGCCCGGAAATACTCGTACATTCCCCTCAACAGATGTAGGAAGCCCATAATGAGCAAACAATACCCCGGTGGCATTATCACCAAGAACCCAACAGCGCCAACTACATCTTCAGCTTCTGGCATCTGGACGGCTGAACAAGCGCAAGGTTACTCTAAACAAGGTATTTGGCCGCGTATTCCCAGCGCTCCTACGATTGGTACGGCTACGGCTGGCACTAATAACTGTGCATCTGTTACGTTTTCTGCTCCAACATGCGTGGGTGCAGGAACGCTTACGTATAAAGTAATATCAACGCCGAGCTGTATTCAGAACACAGGCGCTTCTTCGCCTGTTGTAGTTAGCGGTTTAACTAATGGCTCAAGCTATACATTTAAAGCTTACGGCGTAACACCGGGCGGAACCGGGCCTGCTAGTGCCTCATCAAATAGCATTACCGCTGCTGTTCCATCGTGCCAAGTATATACATCAGCAGGTACTTATACATGGGTTGCACCTACGGGGGTAACTTCTATTTCTTATTTACTGGTCGGCGCTGGTGGTAACGGCGGAATTACTCGTAACAATGGTTGTATTTATATTGGCGGTAGCGGTGGTGGTGGCGGAGCAGTGGCCTACAGAAATTCATTTTCTGTTACTCCGGGCAATTCGTATAGCGTTGTTCTATCCAATACCTCAAATACATATTTTGTCAGTACATGCGCTGGGTATGTAACTGCGGGTAGCACTGGTGGTTGTACTTACCCTTACTTGGCTTCTGGAGGTACGTATGGTGGATGCGTTACGGCGGGATATAACGGCGGTGTGGGTGGAAACATGGGCCAAACTTATACTTGTAGCCAACCTAGTGGTGGTGGTGGTGGCGCTGCGGCTGGTTACTCTGCAACTGGCAAACAAGGCGGTGGTGAAGGCAATAATGGAGTCGCTGGTACTGGTGGTGGAGGTGGCAGCGGCGCTGGAGGAGCGCGTTGTATTTCTCAAAGAGGCGGCGGTGGTGGTGGTGGAATAGGTCTTTACGGCTCTGGTTCTAGTGGTGCGGGTGGAACCGCAAATGGCGGCGGGGGTGGTGGTGGCTCTAGCGGAACTTCTGGTGCTACTTCAACTTTAAGTGGTGGTAATGGTGGCGCTTACGGCGGTGGAGCTGGCGGTGCTGGGTGGAATGGTAGTGCCGGTACTAGAGGTTCACCGGCTGTCCGTATTGTTTGGTACAGTGCTGCTCGTGGAACACCGTCCTTCCCTTCAACAAACGTAGGCCCATAAATTTTGGAGAAAACAATGGAACTTTATATTCGTATTAAAGATGGTCAGCCTTTTGAACACCCAATACTTGGGGACAACTTTCGTCAAGCTTTTTCTGAGATTGACATCAATAATCTGCCAGAAGAGTTTGCTCGGTTTGAGCGTATACCGGCCCCAACATTAGGCGTGTACGAAGTTAACGAAGGCGTTCAATATCAACGTGTAGGTGACGTTATTAAAGATGTTTGGACAGTACGCCAAATGACTGCGGAAGAAAAATCTGCTAAACAACAAGCGGTACGTGATGCGTTTAACTCTCGTGAACAAGCTTCCAATTGGTCTGCATGGATTTTGGATGAAGCTACTTGCACAATGGTTCCTCCGATTCCACGCCCTGCTCCAGTAGATGGAAAAATAGTGTTCTGGTGTGGCGCAGAAAACAACTGGAAAGAAATTCCAACGCGTCCAGAAGGTCAGTACAAATTTGATTTCTTTGCATGGAATTGGGTTGCGGAATGAAAACAAAAGTAAAAGCCAAAAAAGTATGTAAAGCTGCTGAGTCAGTAGCTGAAGTTGTACAAAACACGCAGCTTCAAGTTGCATATCATTTTCCATGCCCAATTTATTTGATTGAGCGCCCTGACTTTTTAGAGTCTGTTCAGTCTATATCTGAAGAGTTCTTAGCCACTGCGCGTAAGACACAAGAGCTAAACGAAATCTACCCCGTGGTGATGACCAGCAGTTACTATGCTGACCCACGCATGGCTAAGTTTTCTGAGTTTGTTGGCGCTACTGCATGGAATATTTTGAATGAGCAGGGTTACGCTATGGATGACAAAGTAGTTGCATTTACAGAAATGTGGACGCAGGAACACTACAAGCACTCTGCAATGGATCAACATGTTCACGGTTTTGGCGCACAGATTGTGGGTTTCTACTTCCTTGAGACACCAGAGAATTGCTCTCGTTTGGTGGTGCATGACCCCCGCTCTGCAAAAGTGCAGATTGATCTACCAGAGCAAAACATGAATATGGCAACACCTGCCAGTAAGATGATTAACTTTGATCCAAAACCCGGCTTGATGGTTTTTACCAATTCATGGTTGGCTCACTCGTTTACACGCCATGCGTCAGAACAACCGATTAAGTTTGTGCATTTTAATTTGACTGTACAGATGGCCCCGCCTTCTACATGCCCTGCGCCAGCCGCTGAAATTGTATGAACAAGTACCAGATTAGATTCAACAAAAGCCGTGGACAAGAAGGCCGTGGTTCAATGGATCACGTCTGGCGCGTATTTGAAAACGGCAAAGAGTTTCTGTTTAAGAACCTTGACATCACAACCCCCATCAAAAGCGAAAAAGACGCTAATGGGGTAGACTACAACATCACTTGCCAAGGCTACATGACAATTGATCGAGACACATCGACAGCCGTCATAACTGCCAAGGTCAAGATAAAAGAGTTAGCGTGATGTGGGACTGGGCTGAAGCATTTATCGCCGCAGCCTGTGTAGTCTGCTTCGTCATGGCAGGTAGTTACTTTATTCTCTGGGCTTTCCCGTGATTGATCCGATTACAGCTCTAGCTGGCATACAGTCGGCTGTCAAACTCATCAAGCAGGCTTCAAAAACTGTTGATGACGTGGCTTCGCTCGGCCCACTGCTCGGTAAGTATTTCAACGCTAAATCTGATGCTACCAAAGCGGTCGTAGAGTCAAAGAAAAAAGGCGGCTCTAGCATGGGCACAGCCCTGCAAATTGAAATGGCACTGGATCAAGCGGCTACCTTTGAAAAAGAGTTGCAAATGCTGTTCTTTCAGGCCAATAAGATGGACGTATGGCAGAAGATCAAAGCTCGCGCACAGGCGATGGATGTGGAAGACGCACACAACGCTCGGCGTGAGAAAGAAGAAGCCGCTAAGAAGAAAAAGAAAGACCAAGAGCAGTTGGAAATGACACTGCTAATATCAGGCATTTGCCTTGTGCTGTTCTTGGTATACATTGGTATTTATGAATCAATGGAATATTGCGCCAAGGTTAGGTGCGGCAGGTGAATGAGTATCAGAAGACCGCAGACATGGCGTTCAAGATCGTGGGCGCTTGGTGGGGTGCTAACTTGTTTATTGACATCATCAAGGTACTGCCAAACTTTATTTCGGACAAGATTGTCAACATGCTTTTAGGAAAGGTTGGTTTGTAATGTTTGAAATGTTATCTGGTGGTCTTTTAGGCTCCATTTTTGGCGGCATCTTCCGAATGGCTCCCGAGGTGCTAAAATTCTTTGACAAGAAAAATGAGCGCCAACATGAACTTTTGATGTTTACACGCCAGTGCGAATTAGAGACACTACGTGGTCAGCAGAAGTTAGCTGAAATAGGCGCTCAAAGAGAAGCCGCTATTGACGTAGGTGTTATGGATGCGTTTAACAACGCCATCACCCAGCAGGCCGAGATGGTCAAAGCCGCAGGCGGTTGGGTGGCTAGTTTGTCAGCTTCCGTGCGTCCAGTGGTAACCTACTGGGTGCTGTTTGTCTGGTCATTTATTCACGTTTGGTTTGCATGGAACGCATGGCTTGCCGGTGCGCCAGCCGTGGAAGTGTTTAAAACCATGATGACACCTGACTTCTCAGCCCTGTTGTCTGGGACTATTAACTATTGGTTCCTTGATAGAACTCTTAAACAACGCGGCCTATGAATTTAGATTTAGCCGCAGCTTTATGCCGTCAGTTTGAGGGCTACCGCGCCAAGCCGTATTTATGTCCGGCGGGCGTGGCTACGATTGGCTACGGTTCTACCTACTACGCAGATAAACGCAAGGTAACTTTAGAAGATCCGCCAATGGATGAGCCCACGGCTAAAGCGCTTTTAATGATTGAACTTGAGCATACGTACCTACCCGGTGTTTTGCGTAATTGTCCCGGCCTGATTACAGACGTTCGTAAGTGCAACGCCATTGTGGATTTCTGTTACAACTTAGGCATTGGGCGCTTGCAAACAAGCACGTTAAAGAGGAAAATCAACGCCAATGATTGGGAAGGAGCAAAAGAACAACTGATGCTCTGGACTAAAGGTGGCGGCAAGGTATTGCCGGGTTTGTTAAAACGCCGCACGGCTGAGTGCGCCCTACTGGATTGACCGATGCCATTAAAAAAGCTTGCACTAAAGCCGGGGGTTAACCGGGAGAACACTCGATACACCAACGAAGGCGGATGGTATGAGAGTGATAAAGTACGCTTTCGTCAGGGCACGCCAGAGAAAATTGGTGGGTGGGTGCGACTTTCTGCTAGTACATTTAGGGGTGTTTGCCGTTCTCTGTGGAACTGGGTTACCCTAAGTGCGCTGAACCTAATCGGTGTGGGTACTAACTTAAAGTTTTATATCTCGCGTGGTGGGTATTATTATGATATTACGCCAATTAGAACCACTGTAACGCTTGGGGCAAATCCATTTACAGGTTTTAATACAACCACAGTTACTGTAACTGCCGCATCTCATGGTTGCTTAACGGGTGATTTTGTAACCTTTAGTGGTGCAACAGGCACATACGCAACCACGTTTAACGCCGAGTTCCAAGTAACAGTTATTAGTATAAACACATATTCCATAACCACAGGCTCAACAATTGCTGCGGGTACTTATGGTGGCGCGGCTGTGTCAGCGGCTTATCAAATTAACGTTGGCCCAGCATATGCAGTGCCTCTGGTGGGTTGGGGTGGTGGCTCATGGGGCAGTGGTAAATGGGGTTTTGGTGGAACGTCTGTTTCACCTATTCGTCTTTGGAGCCAAAACAACCTTGGTGAAGACTTGGTGTTTGCGCCTTACCTTGGAGCAATCTATTACTGGAAAGCCACTGGCGGTGTAACAACTCGTGGTGTATTGCTGTCTAGTCTTGGCGGTACGGTAACTTTAACTATTGCTACACCTTGCGTTATTACTTTGACTAACGCATTACCCGCAGGTTCTGCTATTCAATTAGCAACAACTGGCGCGTTACCAACAGGATTAGCTACTGGCACTACATACTATTTGTCTAACGTATCTGGGTTAACTGCTAATTTATCAGCAACAGCAGGTGGCTCTGCAATTAATACATCTGGCACGCAGTCTGGTGTGCAGTCAATTTCTGTGCTGGGTGATGTCCCTAGTGTACAAAATTTCATTTTTGTATCTGATGCTAATCGTTTTACATTTGCATTTGGCTGCAACGATTACGGCTCTTCTGCAAAAAACCCGATGCTTGTGCGTTGGTCAGACCAAGAGAACCCACTAGTATGGTATCCCGCTGCTACAAACCAAGCGGGCAGTGTTCAACTATCACATGGTTCAACCATTGTGGCGGCTGTGCAAACCCGTCAAGAACTTGTAGTCTTTACTGACGCATC